CGTTGGTTGGATCAGCTTGACCGTTTGTAGCAACACGAACCCAATGAAAAGTGTAACCATCTTGTGGGGTAGGATCAGGTAAAAGCTCTGGCCTTTTCCACGCAGGTTTATGGACTTTCTTTTCTTTGGTATCTAGTTCTCTGTCTAATCTGTTCTCAGCCATTTATATTTCCTCTTAAATCTGCAACCTGTTGGGCGTAGTCTTCCAGCGGTACCCCAAGACGTTTCGCTAAAGCAACTTGTGTCTGCGATAATGTAACCTTGTTAGGTTTCGTGCTCCGCGTAGCGGGTGCAACCACATTGCTCGATTTTCTCTTGGGTGTTTCCGGTTCGTCTTCAATTCCCTCATCAAACTCGCTAGGGAACAATTCGCGCATCCGAGAATTAATCTTCTCGTAGTATTGATCTGACTGAGGGCTTGTACCCTCTTTTGTTAATTTAGTATGTAGTCCTAACGCAAGAGCTGTCATCTCATCATTACTACCAAACCACGGGTTTTCGTCGCGCCATGCTTCGGCCCTTTCATCCTTGACAGGTGCTTGCATCTGTTCCTGTTGTGATTGAACAGCATTTTGTTGCGGTTGTAAAGTCGCTTCTTCTGTAGTAACAACACGGGGTTTCAACGCTTTAATTTTTTCTGCACGTATTTGTGCAGTATTGAGTTCCGTCTGAGCTGCTACTATTGCATCAGGTTCACCACTTTCATACGCTTCTTTATACTTCTTACTGGCTATAGCCACCTCACCTTCGGTCTGCTTTCTAGCCGATTCAATCAACGTATTGTGACTTTGGTCTACATTTCCCTTCAGCTTTTTGTTTTCTGCTACTAGCTGCTGGGCATAAGCAATGGCTTCTTCCTTCTGGCGTAACGCTGTTTCTTTAACCCTACGCTCATCATGATAGCCTTTGCTAAAGTGCTGTATACGCTTCTTAACTTTTTCTGAGTAGTTTTCTAACTCATCGTCGGTTATTTCTTCTGGTGGTTTAGAGGGTTTACGCCCCCTATCCGCTTCAGGAGTATCATCAACCACCTCTACTTCTAGGTTTTCATTCTCTACTACTTTTACTTCTGTAGGTTCTTTCTTAGGTTTCTGCATGACTTCACGTCCTACAGCACCCTCTACTTCTATATCGGAAGTTTCCTCTGGGGTACTAACTTCGATTTCAGCCGCAGCATCTAGCTTGTCAGGATCAGGAAACTCGTATTCTACTTTTTGGATAGGCATAAGTTACTCCTTAGTTTGCGCGAGATATTACACTCGGATCATCAACAACAGCTTCAATAGAATCATCATTCATCAGACGATACTCTTGTTTGCCAACTTTAAAACGCGTGCCGGTATTAGCCCGAAACATTACATAGTCACCTTGTTTACACCAAGGGCCAGTAGGGAATCGTTCTTTATCCGCATACGCTTGCTCCCCCATGTCCAGCACCAGCCCTATCGTAGACAGGATGTACTCTTCATGGAGTGTCTTTGCAGCTTTGGCTATCCCACCCGCAAAAGTTTCTTCTACGTTAGGTAGCGCAATAAGTACTCTGTATCCCACAGGCTTGGGGATAAGGGCATCTAAGTCTTTCTGTGCTGCATCTTCCTCTTCTATCTTTTCTTGACGTTTCATTTCTAACGCTGTCATTTCAGTCATGTTGGTTTTCCATATGGATACGCGAGAGGTCATTTATTTCTCGTAATGCGGTGTCCAGACCCCGAAGCACACCACACACTTCTTTATAAGCGGCGTAGTCTTTAGCTGCACCGGATTGTATAAAGTCTTCGCTAGACCGTTTCTGGTCTGTAATCTTTTCTACTAATACTTCAAAGACAGTCTTTGCCATTATCTATCCTCTCGGTCATCGCGGTAGGCTTCAGACGCATCACGATGCGCTTCTGCTCTAGTTCGTTTTTCTTCGCCTTTAGCTTTAGCCATGTCAATAATGATCTTGGCTTCTTCTACGTCATTCTTTGCTTCAGTAGCTTGGTTCTGCGCGGCTATGCGATTAGCCTCAAGCACTGCGGTTGTCTGCGCTTTCTGTTTATCCAGCTCAATCCGTTCCTGGTCAAGCGCCACATCCGCCGCATCTTTAGCGGCCTTACGCTGCGCGTCTTGCTCCTTGATTGCCAGTTCCTTCTGTTGCATCTGGATGATGGGGTCTTGTGCCAGTTGTTGCGCTTGCTGTTGTGCTGCCTGCGCCTGCTTCTGAGCAGAAAGCCGTTGCCCTGCTTTAGCCAGTAGACCAGCTAATCTGTACTCAAGTTCTTCTGGTAGTTCTTCGTTAGGCGGTGGTAACTCCTGACCCAGTTGAGCTTCCATCTGCTGCCTGTAGAGGAAGGCTACGTGTTCTGCTATGTGTGCTCTAATAGCAGCAACAATTTGTTGACCATTAGGCATTTGTCCCAACGTTGCTGCTATCTGTGGGTCAGCCAAGAAAGTTTCGTGTACCGCAATGTGTGCTTGATGGTCTTGAAATATGAATGCTTTCAAAGGCTTACCATTAAGTGCATCCATGTTCTCACTTACTGGGTCTTCTGGTTTCATATCATCAGTGTTAGGTACAAGCTTGTCTGCGTTCTTAATCCCTAAGACCTCGATCATCTGCCGGTGCAGTTGGGGTAGGTCATAGATTTGTGGGTTAGCCTGTGCCATCTGGAGTACGGTTTGGTATTGCACAACTCGTTGTGCCATCGTACTACTGTTGGGGTCGCTGACAGGAATTACTTCCACCGTGGCATAGTCGGCTTGGCGGGCGCGAGGTGTACCACGGTCAGGCTCATAACCATACTCTAGCGGTGCGTACTCAGCCATAATCGCTCTGAGCAGTTTAAACTCCTGCTTCATTGCGTAGTGGACACGGGATTGAACCGCAGCCATTGGCTTGAGAGTGCGCTCCAACAGAGCGAGAGTTGTTCCGACAGGCGCATTTGCGCTCATATCAGAGATATTCATGTCCGAAATAGCCCCTAATCTGCGGCCTTCTTCGGTTATCTTGTCTAATAAGGCCAATAGCGTTTGACTTGGCTCTTTATAGGGTAATGGCAGGATATTCTCGCGGATTGACCCACTAGGCACGTCCACATCACGGAATTCACCCGGCCCGATGGGGGTATCGCCCGTAGTTACGCGCATACCACGGGATTTCAAGCCACCCGGTAGGTTAGATAGCGTACCTGCGTCCACTAATTGACGGATAAGTGACGTTCCCGCCCGCGCATAGCCACCAATAATGTGAATTAGGCCCAATCCATAGAAGCCAAACCCTGGAACGTACACATAATGGACGAAATGCTGGCGTTTTAGCATCAATGGGTCGTCAGGATTCCAGTTTCTGCGTACCGCAAGGACTGTTCCCGTACCTTTTTCTATACTAATCACGTAAGGCTTGGCAATTTGCAGGGAATCGTCGTTTTTATCTGCCCCATCCACCTCATCAATGACAATATCGGCGTGTATTTCGTACACCGCGTAGCGGTCATCAGTAGTTAGAGAGATTCCAGCCTGCTCAGCCTTGGCTTCTTCGATATCTGTGGTGAAAGACACGGGGTCACCGAGGTCTACTTCCCGATAAAACCCTGCATCTTGCAGTTTTACCATCTCATTCTTAGTCTTACGCATCACATGAGTGACACGCTCGGCTGATTCTAGGTTAGACGCGCCGTAAGGCACAATCATATCTTCCGCTGGAATGTAAATAGCTATCTGCCGCCCTAAGTTAGGGTCGAAATAAACTTTCTTAAACGCCGATCCAGCTAATCCTAAGCTGTACAGCATACGTTCATGCTCTGGCCTGTACTCCACCATCACATCAGTCAGCTCGTAGTTCATATCGGTTTTGACGCGGGTTGCTGCGTCTTCTTTTTCTCGCGTCATCTCACCCAGTATCTGAGTTTTCACCGGGCCAGCCGCTGGGAATGTCTCACTCATGGCCTCTGCTTGAAATCTTATAGCTGCTTCTGCTAGTACTGTGCTATACACACCACAGGCATTTTCCCAAGGCTCAGTCCTGTCTTCATAACTAAACCCTAAAACCTCTAAACCTTTTACATAAGTCTCAGCCCAATCACGACGAGAGCCTATGTCCCCGTCTACCGCGCCTATCAAATCACCCGACAACTCATTGAGTTGACCGTCATCTAGGTATTCTGCCAGGTTTGCTTCAAACGGTGCGTTAGCAATGTCCGAGTCTTCCATGTCTGGAACCAGTGTTATCTCTACGCCGCCGTCTTCCAGAGTCATTATCTCTGGTTCGATAGCAATTTCTAACTGCTCCACCACTTCGACATCTTCACCCAGTGGGGCTGCAAATAAACTTTTCTCAATAGCCATTAGTAGTACCCGCCTCTACGCTGCTTAAAGTATTGAACCTCATCTTCTTCATCTGATGGTAGCCGTATAAAGCCACCCTTCCTATACCGCATCAGTGCCAGTGACACAGAGTCCACATAGTCATCATGCTCCCCAGACGGGAAGCTTGCTACCTCATCAATCACCTCTTCCGCCCACGGGCGGTTGGGTGTCCATACCATACCAGAAGCAAATAGATCAGACACGGAATTAAGCCGTGTTATCTTGTCGTTACCTCGCGTCGGAGTAAACTCCTGCACCGGTATACCCATCGCTCTCATTTCATAGATTAGCGGCGCACCCGACGCTTTCTTCTCCACAATGATTGAGTCTGGTTCCCAACTCTCGTATTGCTCAACTGCTACCTTCTTCAGCTTCGGAAACTCCATCCGTTCCCTAAACGCATTTAGCAGGATAATATTAGCTTGTGATACACCCGCATCATCATCTTGGTAGAACACACCCCACGTTGTCAGCGCCGAATAGTCAGCGCGGTTTGTCTTCTCGAACGCTGTATCCCACGCCATCAGGATGTATTCACAGGCTGGAGGTTCTTCCTCTTCCCACATCATCCACCACTCACGTTTCACAATAGCCGACGTTTCGGATGTCGGGTTCTGCTGGTACTGCGCCATCCACTTGGAGTTTGGCAGTTCCTGCTTGAGCACATGCAGCTCATCCCGTGACCAGAACTCAGGCCACAGCGGTGTGCCACTAGGCATAAGTGCAGGAAATTCAATGACTTCCCACTCATCCCCACCACGCTCTGCTGCCGCTTTCAACACTTTAGCGGTCAGGTCACGCTTCGACCAACGGGTCATTACCACCACGATAGCCCCACCAGGCTGGAGTCTTTGCCGTGGCCCTGATGTGTACCACTCGTAAGTCTTGTCGTAGATGTCCGGGTTTATCTCAGCCAGTGCTGCTTCTTGCTC